TATGGAAGAGCCGGATCAGATTATTGCTCGTATGTCGTTCATGGGTAACGATAATGCTTTAGATGCACGTAAGCGTCCGTTGTCTCGTCATATGTTACCGACACTAGCAGATAAGTCTACTATGCCTTTGATTCGGGTGCAGTCAATGAGTGCTGCGCTGATGAAGCAAGCAGACGCAAAAGGTATGCCCTTGATTGACGTGCACATCCGTGACTTGATTGATGTTAAGGGGTACTATGGAGAGCAGTTGCAATACGCTGTAGAGAAGGAGTTGGATATGATTCAAAGCCAGCGTGTAAATGGGGTAGATGCAAAATTCGTTCTGTTCCCAGAGCTGAATACTCTGTTGCCTGAAGGCATGATTACAACTAAGAAGCGTACGGAATTGCATGCTAAAGCAGCTGCAAATATTGAAGCAGAACTTCAAACAGACTTTACCTATGTTATGCAACAGCTTGAGGACGAAGCCTATGAGCTGACGAAGAATGGGGCTATCGGTAAAGTTAAGTTTTTCAATAAAAACAATACTGCTTTTGTTAAAACGCATATCGGAGAGCAAAATGCTGGCGTATCTCCACAGGGGGGTCTTGCACTCTTTGCAGCTAAGTATGTAGCAGAATCACGTGCTGTTAATGCACAGAGTATGCTAGCGTTCGCTGGTAGCACTGAAGCATTCCTAAAGATTGACAATGGGGCGATCAACACAGGTAAAACTATTGACAACATTGGTAAGCGTTTGGCGGGTTTGATTGCTCCGGGTAATGCTATTCCGTTGATGACTCTACCTAACGGTAAGAGTAATGAAAACATTAACATTCTCGTACTGCAAGACAAGGTACACGAGGCTGAACACCTTGATTACTTGCGTAAGATTGGAGTACCAGAAAGTGAAATTAAAAGCAAGTACTCTAAGATTGAAGCAGCAGATGCCGCTGAGTATGTCACTGCAGAGGAGCATCTAGGCATTCTGCTAGCTCAGGGTAAAATGTCGGAGGAGGAGTACAATGGTATTCTACCAAAGGTCAAGTCTGGGACAAAACTGGATGTAGACGAGCTGTCCTGGTTCCAACCCATGAAGCCGGTAAATGTAGAGCGTGGGGCCAACGGTGTAATGAACTACATCAAGAGTGCGCAGTTCCCGTTGTTGCCGGAGTTTACCAAAGGCACGGAGCTAGATAAGCTGCGTAAGGTGATGGAGGAGAAAAACATTGATCGTGCTATCCACAAGACTGCATATAAGGTCGGGTCACACAATATGCCTGGTATCAACATTTATGCTGAAGATGGCAAGATTGAGATTCCAGAGGATATCAAGGACGGGCAGGCGGTATTGAGCCGTCGCGGTATGCGAATCCAGCAGGAGGTGCCGGTGAGTCGTAGCAAGGAAAAAATCCATGGCTCGCAGGTTGCAAAGCTTGTATTGGCAAACATTGCACGTGAGGAGATTGACGGCTTTACCGTTAATGGCGTGAAGATGAATGGTAAGCAGGCGGGTGAGCATTACCTGGCTGCACGGAAAGAAGAGCGTATGGTACGGCGTCAAATCTTTGCAGATAACTATGGCTTTGATGTTACAAATAGTGGGGGCAACGTTAGAATTGAGTACACTGATGAAGTAAAGCCAAAGTTGGCTGAGCGCATTATCGAAGAGGCGCAGTCTCGTGGCTACGATGTTGCAGAGATTTCACACTTGCGTTTAGATCTTAAGAAGAATAGGTTCCGTACACCACTGTGGGCTAGCATTAGTGAGGAGCGAGTCAACAACCTGTTGCAGGCTATCTACCGTAAAGAGGTAATTGAAAGTAAAATTGCTGGATTTGCAGGACCTATTGCTCCGGCTATAGGCCTGAGCTACGGCGAGATTTCTGATATGAAAAAGAGCGGTATCGTATGGGTTGGCGATAAGTTTGATGGTAAGAAACTTCGTGTGGGGGTTGAGGGTAAGCCTGATCAAATCTTGATGCCTTGGAAGTTTAAAGGGCAGCTGCAAAAGTTTATTGACCCGAAGACAAAACGACTTGATATGGCTAAGGTGCCAGAAGAGTTGTTGCAGGTCTTTGCCTACCGTATCCCTAATCAGAAGAAGGCATCAAGCGGCAGCTTTGAGATCGTCGGATTCTTGCCAGACTCTATGGGTGATACTCTAATTGTTCCAGACGAATTGGTCGGTCGTATCGGACAAGACTTCGATATCGATAAGATGTTCGGTATGATGTATACGCACCGTCTCGACAAAAAAACGGGCAACCTGGCTATTGTACGTGAAGGCGAGAAGCTGCAAGACCGTTTGGCTGCAGCACGTAATCGACAGATTGATGTGTACCATGCGAGTATGCGCAATCCGAATAAGGATGTGCAGAAAGAAATTCACACACCAGTGAGTAACGGCTACAGTGAGACGCTTGCATTCCATCTCAAAGGAACTAACGAGCGTATGTCGCCTTTGAGTATCCGTCACAATGTAAGAGCAGCTATTGGTGCTAGTAGTGCTAAGAGTGCGATCGGTGTGATGGCAAATGCAAACGTCGTTCACACGCAGATGGAAATGGTCAATGCCAATGCGCATTACATGAAGACTGTTCAGGACGGTGATGGCAATATTATTACTGTGCCGCAGGTTGTACGTATTGCAGAAGATGTAGACGTAGAAGGTCCAGAGGTTAACCAGCTGGCTAAGCTGGGCAAGCGAGATATTCTTGATAAAAACTTTTTGTTAGAATATCCTGGAGGTGTAGAGTCTGGTACGGTTCAAGACCAGTTCAGTCGATTGCTTAACCACGCGGTTGATAATGCGAATGATCAGCTGCTAGAAAAGCTTGGCATCGATAAGTACACGTATCCGTTCTGGGTGCATATGACGAACATGGGTTATAACATGGAGACCATATCTATGATGGTGCGTCAGCCTGAGGTTCGTGAAGCGATTGCTGTACAGCGCCGATTTACCGCTGTAAGCAACAACGGGTACTTTGACCTGATAGAGCATCTCCAAGGCAAAATTGAGGTAGCCCGGGAGGGGTACAAGGAGACGTACGGGTCTGAGGCAAAGGTAAAAAGTACTATGGCTAAAACAGTATTGGCTTCCCGTGCTGGTATTCGTAGTATGGAGGTAGATGCTCAAGTAGAAGCACAGCACAATATTAAAGTGTTGGAAGCTTTTAAGACTCTTGCAGAGGTTGAACGTAGCTACCATACGTTGTTGCCGGCATTGAAGATGGATACGCAGTCGCCCAAGAATCGCGGAGAGTTTTTCTTCAAGATGGAGAGGGCACGAGTGTACCGCGAGTACCATAAACACAGAGATAGTGAAACGTATGAAGGACCCCGTTACTCCATTACGTTTGACACGTTTGGCTCTAGTACAGGAACATCAATGTTTTTGGACTCATTTATGTCTTCTAGTGTGTCTGGTCTCGGATTTAAAGATGCGTTTGATACAAACGAGGCAGTATTGCAGTTGCCTGGAGAGCATTTGGAAGGGACACGGTTTGGAGAGTCTTTGATTAAGGCGGAAGGTATGCTGGGCCAAGAGTTTCAAACGGAGTACTTCAAGGGTCTTCGTTCCTACTTAGCTGCGGAGTGGGTAGAGCAGCGTACTGGTAAGAGTGCGCGTACGTTACGTCGGGAGTTGGCTGTAATCCAGGAAACTTCTATGGCACGTAAGTATTCTACTATTATGCAGAATCACTCGGAACTGCGTAACAATCTGTTTCTTAAGCATTTGCAGGCATTTGACCTGGCACCTAATAAGGAAAAGCTGCATACGGTAGAGTTCCAAGGGGATCGTACAATCAATGTATCGCCTGAGCAGTTGCACTCTGCGTTCTTGGCGTTAGCTCGTCACGACAATGCAGCGGTGCGAGACTTTGCTACAGATCTTGTACACTATGACTTGGTGATGCGTGGTACTCTAGGTTCTAAAAGCTTTGGTAAGTACATTCCTGGAGAGATGCTTCAGATGATGGGCATCCAAGACCAGTACGACCCAAACCAAGCTCGGTTCCAGCGGGGTATGGCGGAGGGCAAGAATAAGGAGATGCACCGTCAGATTATTCAGCATAACCCTAAGATTGCTCCGGTGGTTGAGGTTGATAAGCCTTCGGGATACCGACACATTGAGCATTTAGTAGTGTTTCAACAAACCAATAAAAACGTATCAGTCGGATTTGTACGTGACACAGGTGGCAGACTGTATGAAATAGTGGGTGTAAATGACGCCGGTGAGGTAAAAGCTAGAGGTGTAGCGGTTGCTCAGAATACTTACCTCTATAATCTGTATAGCAGTCAGGAAGAGCTGACTAACTCTCATGAGTTTTCTGAGCATTATAAAGAGAATAATCTTCCACCACCACCTGTAGAGGAAGAAGTTCCTGCTGGAGAGGCTGAGGTTGTAAGTGAAGAGCCAAGACCTGTGGTTGCTGAAACCGAAGCTACTGTAAAGCCTGAGGAAGTAGCGAAGAAGCCGCTGGAAGGCACAATGTCTTTTGATGAGGCTGTTGCAGCTATGGGCGGAGAAAATAATGTTTTGTTACAGCGGCTCATGATTATGAATGAGAAGTTGCCTGCTGGTAATAAAGTCCAGGTGGTATTCCGTGAAGGCGGACACCATAAGTACAACGCTGGGGTCATTACAATAAACTCTAAGAAGGCAAGTCCTGGACGATTGGCACATGAAATGGTTCACCATATGAGTCGTATAGGTGTAAACATGTCGCAGAATAAAGAGAATCGTCAGCGTTTGACGAAGGTCTATGATCAAGTAACAAAAGATTCGGCTTTGGCGTCTCGCTTTGGGCTAACAACTGCAGATATTGGACGTCTTCAAAGAGGCTATAAAGCAATGCAGAATCTGAAGAGTTTGGATGAAGACTCGTCTGCAATGGTGGATGTTACCTTTATGATGAAAACTCTTCAATCAAATGGAGCAGCAAGGGGATTGCTCAACCTGGAAGAGTTTATTGCAGAGTCTATGACGAATCCAGACTTCGCGGCTGTACTCAATGAAATTAAGGTTAGCCCGAACAAAACATTGCTGGAGCGGGTGTATGAAATCATTGCGGATATCATCAATACACTGAATACAGAGGTATTAGGAGATCCAATTCAATTAAGTAAAGACTCAGCACTGGCAGAGGTATCTGCTGCAGCGTATGCGATGATGGAAACGACAGCAGAAGGCTTGTCAAACATCAAAGAGAATGGTGCGGGTAGTCAAATGGAGTTGTTTAGTGTCGTAATACCTGAAGGTGTCGAGGATGAAGTTCTTAAGGCAACGGACGCAGAAGTACTTAAGCAGTACAAGAAGCGTCGTATTGCAGAATTTGAGGAACTTCGCGCACGTTTTGGGGAAAGCCCTAAGGTGGTAGCCGACATCAATAAGCGTATTCTGCAGGAGCGTATGGAGTTGATGGCGCTGGAGGATAAAGATGATGATAGTGTAAGCGCCATGATACTACTGGATATGGCGGATCGCGAGCTAAAGGATGTTGATGAAGTGGTCAGGAATGTCCGTAAGGCAACGACACGTGATTCACGTCATGCCTATGCACATGCACGTCTGCAAAACGCACAGGCGGTCATTGACTTTTATAGCAAGGGTCGTAAGCTATTGGATACTAAAGGTCTTACACGTGGGGAGATAGGACGCTTGCAGGGTGCTGCAAGTCAGTTGCAAGATGATTGGTTGGACGTGAGTGCGGAGATTCTTCAGAACTATGCTCGTGCTCGGTACAAGGGTACGGAGTTAGAGAAGCTTATTGAGGGGGACACTTTCCGTAAGATGAAAGATATTGGGGCATTGAACTCTTTATTCTTGGATGCGAGCCGTGTGGGTCGTGTAGAGTTAAGCTACTTAGATGGTGTGGTACGTGATGCTGCACAGGCTCAGCGTGCTGAGTGGGTGGCTCGTAACGAGGTATTTCAAGAAAAGAGTGCTGCCTTTAAAGAGACTGCCTTCTTTAAGAAGTATAAGTGGTCTGGTATGGTTAAGGGTACTGAGGACAATCAGACGAATGAGCTGATCGGTCCTATCTCGCGGGAGTGGGACATTGAGATAAAGCAGCGTCGTGATGAAGCATTTAGTAGTAAGAAGCACGGGCCTTTCAAAGCTTGGATGAAAAAGAATACGGTGACGGTAAACATGCGACTCTACGACCTTGATGGTGATACTGCGGTGCGCCGTAAAGATCCTAAGATTGAGTTGGAGCTGGAGAAGAAGTTGGGCAAGGCGGCTGCACGTGAGTTAATGTCACAGCAAGATCGTTTGTCGCAACTGTATCTAGATAACCGTCGTGCTGCATTCGATATGATTGAGGCAAACAACCTGGCTGTTAAGCATCCTAAGCTGAAAGCGGAATGGGTTAAAAAGAATGGATTCGCAAATGAGTATAGCGAGTACACATATCGTATGCCAGCCCGTTTTATTAATGGTAAAGAAACCAAGTGGCATGATTCTCGCTTTAATGAGATGCAGAAAGAGCCTGCTGCTATGGAGTTCTATACTATGTATCGTGAGCAGATGCGGGAGATGACTGCTACGTTGCCACGTCATGAAATGACGCGGAAACAAATTGCACTGATGGAGCAAGGCCTGTTTATTCCTGCAGTACAGCGGAAGCTAACGGATCAGTTTTGGAAGAAGGATAATAAGCGGCAGGAACTTACTGATGCTATGTACTCTTCTTTAACTACTAGGATTGAAGACAGTTTGGCAAAGTCCATTGACCCGGTCACTGGTGAAGTTCGTCGGAATCTGCCTACATACTTTGTGCAAGAGATTAAGAACAAGGCACAGATGGAGTATGACCTCGATAAAAACTTCGCGGCATTCTCTATGATGGCTACTACTTATAAGCATAAGAACCTGGTAGAAGATGAGGTCCGTATGATCGAAGCTGTTTTAGGTGAGGTAGGTATTACCCATCAGAATGGTATGGGTCAGAAGATTCTGAATAAAGCCTGGAGCTGTTATGAGCAGTAACACAGCAGTCTGCTCGAGGTAATGTAGGCAGAAGTGTGCGAGCCTGTTATGGACAGCTTCTACGGTCGTCGCAGTAACCTAGAGGGTAAGGTGCTAGTTTGGTACAAAGAAAGCACGTACTGAAGCTGAAAAGAATCGTGAGGCATCTATCAAGCGTGGCCTTGAGCAGCTTGAAGAGGACCAGCGCACGGGTGCTATCCCGAAAACGATTGTATGAAGAGCAGAAGGCACAGCTTGAAAAAGACTTAAGCAATGTCGGTAGTAAGTATGATGCTGCTAAGGTGATTCGAACCTTTGTGCAGTACATGCAAATGAAAGGCATGGCTTGGAACATTCCTGCTGCACAGGTAAACGCAGTCTTCGGTACAATGCAGGTAATGAAACACGCAGCCGGGCGACGTGACTTCGATGAGTCGGATGCACGTAAGGCGTTTGGTATCATGATGCACAGTACGATGAACATGCTGACCTTGAATACTGGGGCAACAAAGACTGCAACTGCAGGTAAACTACAGGGGCTGATGACTAACCTAAACCTCTTGAAAGACTTCACAGAGATAGAGTTTGATACATCTAAGGCAGATGTATTGGGTAATAAGCGTAAGGGTCGGGACAAGCTGCGGATGTATGAAATCCAACGCAGCTCGGAATACTTTACCTATGGGCATACAATGGTATCTCACTTGCTAAATGTTAAGGTTGATGGGGTGTCATTATTTGAAGCTACAGATGAAAACGGTATTATTCAGTTAGAGGGGTATCGTCCTGGAGAAGCAAAGTTTGTAGAGCTAGCAAACCGGTTAGATCAAATTAACAAGCGTATCCACGGTAACTATGACCCGAATAGTATCATGCCTATCAAGCAGAACTCTGCTTGGTCCAATGCTGATGCAGTTCCGTAGCTGGTTACCAGAAGGTTTTGCAACGCGCTATGAGAGTGAACGCTTTGACCCACTTCTGAATCGGCAGGTTAAGGGAAGCATTCGTACTGTCCTGATGGAAGGGTCGGTAAGCGAACGTTTGCGTAAATTGACTGATGTTGCACTCGTGTCTGTCCCGCTTATCGGAGCAAGAAAAGACTTGCAAGGGTACACCGAAGTTGACGAAGAAAATGTCCGCAAGTTCGCGGCATCGGTACGTCAGATGATGTGGGTGTATCTTTTGATTTTAGCTCTACGCGCTATGAAAGATGACGAAGACGATGAAGAAGTGCGATACTTATTTAACTATGGGTTAAATTTGTCGTCCCGCATTGACAACGATTTAAAGTTCTTTGGTCAAGTGGGGGCACAGCGTCGTATCGTACAAGATATTTTACCAATTACTAAAGTTGCAGAAGATATCGAAAGGTTTGGGGGGTCGGTAATTGATACTATGATGGGTGAGGGTACAATCCCTACAGGCGTATATGCTGGAGAGTCAAAGCTCTGGCTACGTGGAAGTAAGTTGATTCCGCATACTGAAGCATATCAGCGGATCGTACGAAACTTTATCTCAGGAAATGAAATAATACTACCTGATGCGACATAAAACAATCTTGAAAACGCTTAGCCTACTTTGGTTAAGCGTTTTTCTTTCGTATAATAATAATGCTCAATGCGACGTGTCTATTACGGGAGTCGACGTCAATACCTATGAGGTTACGATTGAGGTTATTAATTCTATTGGTTGTACAGCAAACGGTCCCGGCGGAGTAGACGGCGCGGTAACTATGCTGCAGATAGGCTATCACTTACCAGAACCAGTAGATATTAATAATGCGGTGGTAGATTTAGCCACGCTTCCTGACGGTCCATGCAGCCCACAGTGGGTAGCAAATGGTTATAACCTAGGAATGGTAGATGGCAACTACTCTGGTTGGTGGTATAGCCCTAGCGTGTCAGTCACTTTCGATTCTGATTTAATGGGAGATGGTCTAGAGACGGGCGATGAGGTTGTAATTCCCTTTGAATCCGCCAGGCGATTACGTAGCGTACCCTTATCCATTAGCCGAGTGTGGGGATGACTTGATTGATTACTGGGTGTCTGAAGGTGAGTGCATTGAGTTTGTAGTGTGGCAACTCAACTACGGCTCCACCTGGCACACAGCTAATGGGGGTTGGGCTGAAAGCTTAAATGGTTATGTACCTGATCCATCCACCTACCAGGATCAGAACTGCAACAACTCTTGGTACATGTGCCGAGATGAAAATCCTGGACCGCCTGTAGCTAACTCTGATAATGAATGTTTGCCTATAGGTCCAGATGCCGAGATTATTAATGTAGTAATTACTACAGGTTGTATAGGCGATATGCCGTTCTACAATATCGAATATGTAGTAATTAATAATGGGGACGAGCCGATTACAGAGTACTGTATAGAAATATGGAATGAAGACTACTATGTCTGCTTTGATTCCGATCTATTTGGTGCTTATGAGATTCCGCCTGGTGAAGGGCAAACGTTTACTACCCCTTTCTTTGAAATGGACGGGACCGGGTAACCTCTTTGTTATTAGCGTCGATAGTGTAAATGATGAAATTATTACAGGAAATAATAATGAAACTGTTTGGCTGCCGGAGATACCAGAGTGCCCAGTAGAATGTGTGCCAGATACAATAGAGATACTTACTACACTATACGAGTTTGATACGCTATTCGTAGCGATGTATGATACGATTATAGAATACATAGAGTTGCCTCAAGACACAATTGTTATGTTAGAGGTTGATACTTTAATAGAGTACGTCGAGCTGCCTCCTGACACCGTAATGATTGTCGAGCTAGATACCGTCTACTGGGAATACTACTTCTATGATACTGTTTATGTAGACGTAATAGATACAATCTATATTAATGTTTTAGATACTGTAGTCATTACCGAAACAGATGTACAGTACGTGTACATTACAGATACTCTAGAAGTGCCGGTAACAGACACTCTTTATATTACAGATGTAGATACTCTTATGCAAGAGGTTCTCGTGTATGAATACATCTATAGTACGGACACGATTTATGATGTGGTATACAACGATGTGCTAGTTGATTGCAGCACGGGCTTGCCTTGTGAGAATGGGTTTACGGGAACGGACTGTCGTTCAGTATTTGTTCCGAATGCTTTCTCTCCTAATAACGATGGCATTAACGATACTTTTTACGCAGCGTCAGAGTCTTACGACTGCTGGCTAGAGTGGCAGCTGATTGTGTATAACCGATGGGGTGATGTCGTATGGTCTTCAACCGACCCTAACATTCAGTGGTATGGGCAGATTGTCAACGAATGGCAAGCGATGGTGTATATATTTGGACCTTAAGAGCGCGAGGTCTTGCGGGTAATACCCTACTATTAGACGGTTCAGTTACACTCTTTAGATAATTATGTAACCTAAAGACAGGGCTGGCCGTTAAATAGATAAATCCAGCATGTCATGGAGAAATACCACCAAGTAGTAAAAGCCGTAGTATCCAAAGACTTTAAGTTCATGCATATTGACGCGGGTATCAGTGATCGAGGTCTTCAACGCATCTTTACGGAGACAAGCGATGAAGAATTAGCGCATGTTTTTCTCTACCCTATTATTGATAAGGTAGTGCGCAGCGAGTTCAGGGACCTCGAGGATACTGCCCTGACGATAAAGATTACCTGGGTTTAATACCCTACTCTGCCGGAGGGTTGGGAACGCGTCCGCAAATCATGTGCTCAGAAATAAGCACATGGTTTTCACCGTCGATAGGAATAATTAAACCTTTCGATTCGGGATGCACCATTACTACGTCTCCAACTTGTACAGTCCGGCACTCAGGGCCGACTGCTAATACAGGTAAGACGTAGGAAGGGGTCAAGTTATCCTGCTGTGTGAGGATGATGCCTGACTTAGTTTTCTTCTCTTTTTCGTGTGGAAGAATCACGTAGTTGTGCGTAGGAATAAAATTCATTACTGATAATTTTAGCGTCCTTGCCCTCGATAAGATTTCTTATAGAGCTTAGAGCTGGTACTTTTCGATGTCTTTGTTTTAGCGTGTACACCGGGGACGCTTGACACTTTGCTTATGAGCATACGTGTTAGTCATATTCTTTGCCATACTGCAAATATAGTAGCTGAGGCGGGACTCGAACCCGCACGACCTGTTCAGATCAACAGATTTTAAGTCTGTCGTGTCTACCAATTCCACCACTCAGCCAACCAGGTTACCAATCTATTGCTTTGGAACCATGTTGTATTAGAAAGTTATTTGCTTTCTGAAAATGCCCGCAACCAAAGTACCCAGCCTTGCCACCAGCGTACACTTCGGCAGCTGGGTGCGGTGCTTTAAGGACTAATTGATTGGGCATAGTAAAGAAACTCTCGTATTCTTGAGCAGCTTTACCCCATAGCATAATAACTAGGGGTTCTTCAGACTCGCGAAAGTTGAGAGCATTTAAAGAAGCTGCAATGAACTTCTCCCATCCCCAGCCGTGATGAGACTTAGGTGCGCCTGCATCTACGGTAAGGATTGTATTAAGAAGAAGGACGCCCTGCTCAGCCCAATGGCTAAGGTTGCCTCCCTCTTTCTTTAACGGACCAACGCTGCCTTTAATCTCCTTTTGGATGTTACGTAAAGACGGGTTGATTTTAGGACTGTCGCCTACATCAAATGCTAGACCAGTAGCGACCCCATCATGGTAGGGGTCTTGACCTAGGATAAGTACGCGGGCGTCATTCAGAGGTGTGTCTCGGTACGCTCTGAAGATGTTCTTGCCAGCAGGGTAAACAGTACCAAACGTATAGCAGACCCCCAATTTTTCTTTGAGAGTCTGCATATACTTTGATTCGAATTCAGCATCTAAATGCTTAGCCCATTGTTTACCTACGGCGTGTTCATAGGTTGTCACCATCGGGGAATACTAGATTTTGGATCATGCCCATCTGAGTCTCCATAGAGTTACCCCAGTTATTACGAGCTAAGTGAAAAGCAATCCGGTCAAGATGTGCTTCGTATTCTTTCATTCCCTGCACCAGATAACTTTCGTCAATCTTAAAGACCTCCGCAGGGTACTCTTTATTTGTTTGTACTGCAACAATATAAGATTCCGTTACCTCATACCCAGGGTATGCTGTCTCTAAACACATGCGATAGTATGCAAGTTGACGGTGGTAGTGGTACATTCCAACCGTCTCTTCGAACCGGCCCAAAGCTTTAGCCGTAGTCTTTAAATCAACTAAAGTGATAGACTTGTTCTTATGGTCAAATAAGATGCGGTCTATCTTTGCTTTAATAGGAACATTGATAAGCTGGTCGTTTTCTGCAGGCCATTCTAGGTCAAACGTAATCTCAGTCTCAGCCATTGCTTCATCGAATTTGCCGAAGCCGTCTTTACAGATCAGCTCATTAGCAACTTCATGCATCTTAATAGATTCTATGCAGCCTTGGACGGTGTGATATGTAGCAGGGTCGACAATCATTTTGCCAGCGCTTGTACAGATACACTTCCAATAATCATTGCCGTCCTTTAAGATACGGTTGATTTTAGTTTGGAGTCCATTACTCTTGTAGAAGTCTGCAGGTATCACAGCTTCCCAAGTATCGTTCTGGATAGACTCTAACTCAGTGATAGGAACCTCGTCTGCATCAATGTTACTGTAGAGCCTATTGTACAAAGAGTCAATGATGTCCTGAGTTTTAGGACCGGGTACATTCTCTGGTACAATGTCTAGCTTTCCAGGTTCTAGCAGCTCTTCATGGATGAGTGTACCAATCTCAAAAGATTTGGATGACTTCTGTTCTAGTTGCCCATCAAGGAATTTCCGGAAGAGGCGGGGATTACCCCCGCTCTCCGGATCAATATAGTTTAGTGAGCTGTTACTCACTGCTTTAATTTCAAAATAGCTCATGTGAAAAGCGTAAGTTGTTTAGATGTGATCTCCTTGTATTCTTCGTCAGTAAGGTACTCATCTGTCGTAAGATTAAACCACATGTTCTCTCCTTTATCCCAGATGAAATCGAATCCGGCTTCACTGTTATGGTAGTCACCGTAGTCTTCTAACTCGTCAAACACAGAGCTTCTATACAAAGAACTTGTAGTCGGTTTCCTGTACTTGCCGAAGTCATCGTAAAAGCGCATACCTTCTACATCTACGGTATCATTAAAGTATAGCCAAGCTGTAACTACGACACCATTGTCTAGCTTAACCTTTATCTCTTTACGCTCGTACCATTCAGGATGGTTCTCCAAGCGATCGACCTCTTTAAGAGTCTCGTCGTTTACAGCGTATACTTCTACAGTTAGGTTGTTACCGTCTTCTCTATGACCGGAAGCAACATACGGAATGCCTTCACACACCATAGCATACTGATCAATGGTAATGCCGCTATCTAGAAGACGAGCATCACTAAGAAGCCGGTGATTGCCAAAGCCTTTACGCAATGTGCCATACACCGCAATCAAGTGAGGCTTGTCAATTACGTTTGGCTTGCTATAGTACACGCCGTCTTTTTCGTGCCACTTGCCAATACGGTTAACGTAGACCTTGCCTGCTTTACTCATACGGGTATAGACAAAGCGACTATCAGTAAGAGATAGGATATCCTTCCATGTTTGCCAGGGAGATTTACGCAAGGTCTCTGCCACGAAACGAGTGTCAGACTTCTTTATATCCCATGTATGAGGTACTTGTACAGTACCGTTATGGAATAGCCAGTTGTGTTCATTGACTTGAACTGGGTGCGTATTCGCTAGGTTAGTCTCTCCCATTGTTGTTAGGCGAGAGTGGAAGATATACGGACGCTCAGACTGTAGCCAGTCCTGAGCTTCTGCAATGTTCATAGTACGGTAGATGTTACCGTCGTCTAGGGTTTGGATACCGAATCCGTGGGGGTTGTATGCCAGCGCTTGGGCGGCAATAGAGGGATCAAGCTTCCCGGTTTGCTTCTTGACTATAATCACACACATCGAGAGTGAGTTGTTTTAAATTTGACTTAACCGTAGGGTCGGGTTGGACAATGAGTCTGTTCCTTACTCCGGTTGGAATTAGAGTGCGCACCTTACTGTAGGCTACCCACTCGATTGATTCTACTGCAAAGGCTTTGCTATATGCAGCAGCAAGCATGACTTTCTCGCCATACTTCTTTTTGTACAAGCTGTAGATATGCCCGCCCAATTCTGTATTGATATCGAGCAAGTCCTTGTATACCGTATCCCAAGAAAGATCGTCGTATTTCTCTGTGGTAAAGAGGATACGTAAGAGCTTTACTCGCCATTCTAGCTGCTTGAGATTCTTGATAGCACTGAAGATTCTAATCTCCATACGATCGGAATGCCCAAGGTTAATAGCGTTGTATCGCTCAGAATAATCGTTCTTAGTATAGAACTTAGAGTAGCCCCTGCGCTTAGCCCGCTTAGGGTACAAAGCATAAAGGAGCGGGATAATCTGAGCAGCCTTATCAATATACCACTGAGGACTAGCGTCGTGTTTAGAGATGGTAATGTGCCCACCGCACTGAAAGTTTACGCTTGAGTGGATGAGGTAATTAAGTACAGGCTCACTAAGGTGTTGCTTGTATACATCATTCTCTAGATTGTAGATAGGGCTGATAATCTCAAAGCCATGCATGCCCAGGGAGCCGTCACGTTCTGCACGCCAAGAGTGAGGAAGGTATTCTTCTCTGCACCCTTGGTATAGCTGACAGATATGTTTACCAGCTAGATCTTCTTTCTCTGCCTCGATACCAAAGCGATACTTTGTGCGTGGGCTAGTCTCCCACATAGCGCTAACAGAGTGGTACCCATATAAGTCTCCGTGACTAAAAGGGGCGTCTTCCATTAACGTCTCATACATGTCTACTTTTACTTCGGTTGACATGGCGTATCCATATTATCAAAATCGTTTACTGACTGAAATACTTTTATGATAAGTACTTCTACATCTACATCTCCGTTGCGGTAGAGTTTGACTGCATGGGATACATCTCTCATACATTTTTGTGCGTATTCTAATTCCGGCGCACCAGCCGTCATACCACTAGAAATTTCCTCGTGGTAGTGCTCTTTTAACTTGCCCATTTTATATGGAATAAAGGTGTGAAGGGTCTGGTATATCCAGACTTAGATTCTCGACAGCCCACTGTCGAATGTTGTCTATGTAAAGCTTGAACTCTTTAGTAGACATATCTTTAGTGGACTTCTTGGTCAGTGCAATAACGCGTCCTGTTTCAGGATGGTAGAGTTCTTCTTTAGCGAAGAGTTCTTTCATCACTTCGTGGACGATATCGCGTGTTAGATTGCCGGTTCTACCAGTGACTAAGTCGCCTGCTTGGTATCCGGATGATTCAAGTTCTTCTCGAATCATGTACAGCAGTGTGCCCCAGTAGTATCTATTCTGGGGATTACTGCGTAGTCGTACACTGTTGATTGTTACTTCAACGTCGTGTCCTTCGAGCTTACGTAGCTCGTTGTGAAATTGAAGATCTTCATACGGGACTAGTATCCCGTCTTTAATCTTCCCTGTAATATGAATCATACATAGAAAAGCGTGTGCTCTCTTGTGTCTGATGTAATAGTAAATACTAGTTTACGTTCTTCTGTAGTTTCTACTGGAAAGAACTCCATGCTAGCTGCCTTACTAACATACTTGATGTTGTCATCAGGTATGAGTTTTTCATTTACGATAAGGTCTTGGAACACCTTGAGGTAGATCCATTTGTTATCTAAATCCCAGTCGGCTTTACCTGCTACATCATACATAGCACAACTGATTTGAATTGGAAACTTGTCTTTAGGAATCTTCCGAACCTTCCTAAGGTAAGGGCGGAAAGCATCCTTAATTGCATTAACGACTTTGACTCGCATGACTGGCCTTGTATTGCCAGCATAGAAGTCTTGCCCGTTAATTTTCTTCATACGCGGGGTGTTTACACTCCTTGCGTTACGAATGATAGGTTGTCCATCATTAGTACATAGCCTACCCTTCCGGTCATATCCGAAGGTAGGATCTTGGTACTTCTTTGGGATCTTATCCTTACTAGTGTAGTAAGTCGGTCGTCTCCGGTTGCTCATCTTTACGTGAGTGATGAACTCCGGAATCGTAATCGTCACGATATGTGCCATACCATAAAGATATGTGTTTATCTACCTCGCTTCGACCGTGCAGCTGTACTAAGTCGCTTATATCCTTAGCCTTATAGTCAATGCTGCCGAATCTACCATTGGTTAGAAACATAGGTTCGATGCCATACTTCTTCCGCATGTAGTTTGCCATAGTCACACCCGCTCGGTCAAAGTCGTAGAGACTTTTGACTATCGGGGCTTCTTCAAGCAAACTTGCAATCCACTCAGAATCAGGGTATACCGTCTCCGATTGTGGGGCAAAAGCTGTAAAGCCAAACTCATGTAGCACCATGACATCCTTCATACTCTTAGTAATGATAACGCCTCTGCTGATATCACGCGGTACCTGGTATCCTTGAACGATGCTGCAGTTACACATAAACCTATTGGTTTTACGTTTCGGGAAATAGATCTTGTACTGATCATCTCCGAAGTCATATGCATATGCAGGGTCACCTTTCCTATAGGAATAGATACACTTGCCGTTCAACCATGCTGCCTCCAAAGGTGGCACATGGAAATGTAAGAGAGTTGCTTTACTGATGCCGAACTGAGTCCAGTACTCACGGTCTTCATCGTTAAAGGGTCGTCTCTTAATTTGTATAACAGTTTCTCTGCGTTGGAAAGTAACGAGGTGCGGATAGTCTTTTCGTTCTACCCGCACCCCGTCAATCAATCCGAAGTCATTTGCAATAATTTCTAGTGCCTCGTGAAAGGAGCAGTTGTAGATATGCATTACAATCTTGAAACAACCGCCGCTTAGAAATCCAGCAAAGTCCTTGAATATCAGCGAGCCTTCTTTGTTGTAGAAGAATCCACAGGTTGGGTTCTTATCCTCACGTAGAGGGCTAAGAAACCTAGTCTTAAGCTTAATGGGCACCTTGAGATAGTGCTGCATTATCTGCTCTTGACTAAGTTCACCTAGGATATAATCTGCACTTAGATCAGGCTTGAGCTGATACATTACCAGGGAGCTGTGTCTTCTGTAGTAGCTGTAGCTTTCTCATTATCAGACCATGCATCGCCACTGCTATCAGGAGCAGCAGCTTCAACGATGTCCCACTTAGGGTCAATCACCAAGCGGTTAGGCTCACGCATAGGTTGGATGAATGGCTTGAATGCACGGTTAGGGAACGTGGTGTACTGACTGTTCTTCTTGTAGACAATCTTAACACGGCAGGGTACCTCAACGTAAGTCTCACCAAGCATCTTGATTACACCGTCTGCAAACTCTTGGAAGTTCTTTGCACGGAATACACACTTGTCCTTAGGGATAAAGCATGAAAGGATATGCTTGATGCGTTCACCTTGTGCATCGAACTGCTGCTTGACATACGACTCTGCATCAGCTTGACTCTTACCCCAGCCTTTAGCAAGCTCGGTCAATCGGTCAGCGTCAATAGGAAACTCGATATGTGTAAAGCTAGAGCTAGCTGCATCACTAAAGAGAAACTTAAGTACATCGTCTCCAGTGCCATCGGCTTTAAGAGATTCATACACTACATCTTTCAGGCTTACATTTTCTGTAATGCCTGCAGGGATACGAGAGCCTCCGCTTGAGGCTCCTGTCTGTTCATCAAATCCGTACATTATTTAATTGTATCAGGGTATACTGTGTCCCACTTCAATTCAATCAACTGACCTGCAAGGGTAGGGACACGACACCCTGCATCAGTATTAACTCCGGTTCTAAAATCTACCATAATCTTATCATCCTCACGAAGGATACGTCCGACACCATCCATGATAGAACACAGATGAGTCTTGAGTTTACCTGTAAGGTTAATCTTCTGTACCTCTACGCCTTCATCATCGTGCCCATCTTTCTGATGTCCTACAATAATGATATGCTTAGACGCACGTGCAAACTGCTCGACGATAGCGATGACTTGATTACGCATCAATGACCAGCCTTTGCCATGGGGTATGTCACCGATATGCTTCACACTATGTGCTCTGCATACAGCTTCACCAACCCATGCCTCAATGTGGTCAATGGTATCAAGTACGATAAAGTCGTGAGTACCTGGCTTCTCTTGGAGATAGGTTAAGCACTCTTTAAGCTTAGGTAATCCATCAACCACTACGCTTGTAGCTCCCTCACAATATGAGGTGCCACCTACGAGTTGATCTCCGTTGTTGCCCTTGACTTCGGTGTCGATAATCAAGTGGTTGGGTAACTGTGCTACTGCACTAGTCTTACCCACTTTGGGCTTGCCATAAATAAACAAGCGCTGCGGCGATACTGCCGCTACGATTTTCTGTGGTTCAATCATCGAATACTCCTTCTTCTATTTCTTGAATAACTCCGCCCAAAACCTTTTGAGCGCGTTCTCTAAGATACGAAATAAGCGTTGGTTCATCAACTACAATCTCATGAGAGTTGGCAGTATAATCCTTTAAGGCTGAGACACTTACGTAGTCATCGCCTATGAACTTTAGAGCTTTATGTTTACCTAAAACCACAAAGCTGCCACTCCTTCCTTGAGTGTTTCGAATCGTTTCCATACCCCATTCTTCTACGAGTATAGTCCCGATAGGAAAACTCTTAGAGACCGTAGGGGTTGTCGCGACGTGCTGCCGTATCTCCACTGTCCCAGTCTTCAAAGATTCCATGTCTTAAATTGTTTTTCAGTAGCGTAATGCCTGCCTGACCGTGTCGGTTTTTAAGGCAATGCAGTGCTACTAGATTTCTAGTCGGTAGGTTTTTCCTACCGTACGCTTCTAGCCCCAATAGCGAAGGCTGATGGATTACCATTACAATATCTGCAGCGTGGTATAGCTGCTTACTGCCATGGATATCAGTCTTCAATGGGTAGTGTAGATTAGGTGAATCGGGATCGCGTCTCTTCTCTCCCTCTATCTTATCATTGAGCTGAGAGAGTAGAAGAACCATAGCGCCAAAGCGTTTACGGATCTCGATACTAATCTTACCTAGTTCAGCGAGGGTTTGAATCTCGTTCTCACCAGGCATCGGTGTCACTAGCAAAGTGTGGTCTAGACATATGACGTAGTGACAATCACCATGTGTCTTTATGAACTCTGATACAGTCTGTGCTATTTGCAATCTGTTGCCAGGCTGCTCGATGAAATAGATAGACGGCTCGTTAATCTGCCGTAGTTTATCTTCAATCATCACACGTTCTGTATCGTTGAGAGCTGTCGTTGCATGAAGCATACGGTCCAGCGGTACCTCGGCTAAAGAAGAAAGCCTACGCATCAACTCCATCTCTGCAGACATCTCGAATGAGAAGTGCAGAATCTTAACCGGCTTATCAAATTTATTGTAAGCGGTAGAAGTAAAGTCACGCAGTAGATTGTTCAAGAACATACTCTTACCGTGACCGGATGCACCGGCTACTACATAAACCATCCCAAACTGCATACCACCCAGCAGCATCTTGTTGACTTTGTCCCATCGCGTTTTCATCACGGGGATTTTGCCATCCATATAGTTGTGAATCGTAGTCTGAGTAGATTCTACGACTGCTGACATAGGGCGTACCTGTAGCTTAGATGATTCGATCATGTGGTAGGTCTTCTATAGGTGTTTCTTTCATCATATCCCACAGGTCCACAAAGGACTCTGCTTGTAACCACTTGTCGATACGCATGCTTATAAGCTTACGTTCCTTTGCAAACTTCAAAGCCTTCATGACTTTGCTGTGGTCGTGCACACTACCAACATGTTTGTGATACCACCTTACCAGTTCTTCTTTGTTAACTGCTTTAGCCGGTATCTTTTTGCCGTCAATGGTTATGAACGGGGGGTAAGTCTTCCAGAACTCTTCCCCATCAGTAGTAGACACCGCATAGAAAGCTTTGACAAAAAGATCGGTAACCTCATAGAAGTCCGCATACTTAGAGTCTTCACTAGGATTAGTGTCTACAATAAACCCTTTCACTTCAAGATCTTCCAAGTATTCTTTAGGGAATATCTGCCCCTCTTGGGCAATCTTGTAGAGCAGGTCGTGCCGCCGTTCATATATGATTTGGCAGAACAAAACTTGAATCGGACTGATGTCTAGCTTCAGCAGTACATCTACGTACTTATCGAGCGGGTACACCATTCTTCATCATAATTACTTGTTCTACATTACGGGCATCAAACAGCTCCTCTTGAATATGTTCTAGAGAAGCTTCTAAATTATACTCTTCACTCAGTGACAGCTGGAACTGCCAGGGCTGATCGGCCCACTTCCTCTTGCCAGACTTAACTAGCAATAGGATTTCTGAGTAGAGAGTCGTTGCACTTTGTGAGTAGCTCCTTAATGGAGTGGACCCACTGGACATTCGCGGACTTGCTTTGCCGCTTTTTGAGCCATTTTTCATCTTGAGTATCTTTCAGATAAAGATTAATAATTACACCGGTCTTTCCTTCCTGAAATCTAATAGCTCGACCTGTTCGTTGCAAGTCTTGCCGTGGAGTAGAAGTACCGGAGCATACAATAGCCAGCTCAATACCCTTTACATCAAAGCCCTCGTCTAACGCACGTGCTGTGTGTATCACACGTATGTCTGTTCGAGCATCTGCAAAGGAATCCAACACGTTCTGGCGAGCGTACTTGGACATTTTAGAATGATATGCTGCACCCCAAGGTTGCGTCTCTTTATTCATTTGTATAGCGAAGTCAACACTCTCGCTAAAAGTGATTGTTGGCACATCGAATATCTCAATGAGTTTCTTTGTAGCCTCACGTTTAGTAGCACTCTTGTAGATGAGCTGCTTACGTTTTTGCATGGCACGGTTGAAAGCACGGGCTTGATTAAGTACCTGCTGTTCGTCCCAACCTGCTAAGTTTCTAGTGAATACTGAGAGGTATTGCCGATCGGTCATACAACGCATCGCTGCGTGAAACCGGTTGTTAAAGATAGCGAATGCTTTGTAGTAGTCATCCGTTATCAGCTTGTATTCTTTCTCCTCTTTCTCGCCCATGCGTAGACCGAGGTTAAAGACTTGAAACTGTGATACATAGTTGTTACGCACAGCTTCCCGAAGAGAGATAGTATCTATGACTGGTGCAGCACTAGAGATGATATGAAACCTAGGGTCTTCATGATCCAGTGTAGCAGTCAAGCCAAGGATATACCGATAGTCGGTACACGCAAAGATACCTCGAAATACATCAGACATATAGTTGTGTATCTCGTCAAGTATCAACAAGTCACACTCAGTTTGTATTTTAACTGCGCTGTTTATGACTCTAACTGTTGTGTTAGTGATACCCATCTCTTCGATCTGACTCTGCCATTGGTCTCGCAGATTCTGAGTGGGCACTACCACCAATGCAGTACCTGTAGGTAACCGCATGTTCAAGTCTTGCAGGATAAGCAGAGCAACGTAAGTCTTACCGAAGCCTGTTACAGCCTCGAGAGTACCACGTCGCCCTGCTTTAGTCCATTTGTCTATGACCTGCTGCTGTCGTTTAAGTCGCCGCTGGTCAATTTTCATAAGCTATAGAAGTATTAATACGTTCTTCGTGTACCCAATCCCATGACTCTCCCCACATTTTACCTTGTGGCATCTCGATAAATGCATGAGCATAGCCGCCATCATTGATTTCACATACATCAAAGCGTTCATAAATAAACTGACCTAGTGTGTAGTCATTATCCCTCTCCTACATATACTACCGAATTACGTGTAATTCCATCATGCCCTTGCTTTGGTTTAACGAGGTAGTATGTCCCAGGCCCATTTTCACCAGTCTGGTAAATAGGGGGTGCAGATCCGTATTGTTTAGAATACTTTACCCCTTGCGGAGTTAAGAAATTAATCTCTTCTATACCTCCGCTGTCACCGCAGCCTTGCCAATGAATATGTACGCCGGGGAAATCACGAGGGCTGACGGAGTGCGTCTTGTATAAGTCCTCCAATGTGTCGAGGATCTCTCTTGGAATCCGTTCCATTTTCTTTAAATTAAGCTACTCTTGCTGCTAGTAAAGCAGAATTGTAGTCGTGTTCTGGGCTAAGGACGTAATGCTGGAATGCTTTTACATTGATGAGCATAAGACCGTCTTCTGATTCGTTTACAACCTGCGCTTCTTCGGCTTGTAATCGAGTAAGGTATACGTCACTACGTATTACCTCAAGAGCTTCAGGCCAGCCATAGCTTTCTCTAAACTCGTAGAATCTAGCGGCTAATGCTCCTGCAGAACGGCCTTTACCATGTTCTTTATTCAGATCTAGCACTAGTTGGCGTGTCCCAGAGGAGTGTTCAGGGAGATGGGGCTTTTTATTGTAAAGCTTTGTAAGGTTCCTCATTTTTACTTCCATTAAAAGCATGAGGTCTTCTTCGTTAGACCAAGTCTTTGAGCTGCTTTGGTTCATGATGTTCTAATTTTAATTTACGACCGGTCATCCAGAACTCTTTTGGGATATCCTTTAGCCAGTCTTGTACTGATGGGACAAAGCCCAAGTCTTCTACGATATGCGTCTCGGCAATGGTCCTAACAGGTACCTCCATGCCGTCGCTATTCATTATTGTCTTTCCGAATTTCTCTTCGCAAGCAAATACGCCAAAGCTATGATGACGCAAAGCACGATGTCGATGGTCACTAAAAGCAATCTTAGAGCCATCAATCCACTCATGTATAGCCAGATAGTCTTCTGGAATACCACGAAAGCGACGAGTAGTACTAACAGCGTGATGATAAGCATGAGCCATTATAAATCGAGTATTGTTTCTCTTAGGTCTATCCCTCTTTCTTTAGCAGATTTAACGAGGTCTTTAAAACTAGATCTAAAGAGAATGGTTTTCTGAGATTCAACATCCTCTAAGACATATGCAGATAGCTCTCTGTATAGCCGGTACTTACCCCTACGAGGAGCCTCGAGGACTTCCTTGCATACTGCTTGGATATCCTCGAGGACTTCTCTGTAAAGGCGGTGCTGCCGTATGTCCATTAGTTCAGTGCTTCTGCACTAAGGAACTGGGTAATTTGAGCGTGGGTCTTAATAGACTCATGTGCTGGAGCACGTTTGGCTGCTTCAGTACAGTTATTGTACAGCTTCCATACAGTGTCATGCATCAGCTTACCCTCTGGAGTCTGCTCAAACTTCCACAACTCTGAATCATAAACCTCTTTCTTCAAGTCGCTAAGCATACGTGGAGAAAGGATACCGTCGAAGTACATACGTCCGGCTAACTGAGCCACACGTTGAGGACTAATAGTAGTCTCTTCTGCATTCATCTTGAAGTCCATCAACTTAGTAAAGTTGGTGTGCATCTGATTGACTTGCGTATCGACAGCGCTATGAATATCATCCCAGATATTACTATGATGCCGGCGTGTAAAGGTTCCTTCATCGCCGATAAACATACCGTTAGAGCATGCCATAACTACACCACCAGATGCAAAGGATACCTTGCGCATCTTGTTGTAGCTATTCATAAAAGCGAAGACTCGGTTAATACCTGGCGTCTCTTCGCTATTGATATGCAGTTTACAGGTCATGATCTGACCTTTCAAAGCAGTGTCAAACTCTTCGTCAACTATTGTTAACCCGTGCTGCCTTACTCTTTCTGTCACTACGTCGTACAGCTCTTCGTTTGCTACCGGACCGTACGTTCTTGTTGCTTGTGGAATTGCTTGTTGAAACAACGCTCTCTTGCACTGCTGGTTTCGCAGTTGCCTTACTCTCAATGACTCTGTTATTTGGCTCATTCTGAAGAATTTTAATTGTTGCTGTTACTCTTGTTATTTCTGCTAGCAGTCTATCGTGTTTTTCACTGCTGATCTCGGGGTCGTGTAAAGAAAACTGTACCAGGCGGTCGAGATAGTCCACCCAGTATAGCATGCGATGGTGTAATGGAAGATGCTCATATCGGTTAAACGAGCTGATTTCATATACTTTCATTTGCTCCATTTGTCTGTGATATCGACCTCGGCTTTAAGTAGGTCATTACCCATGATGTGTTCTGCTGCTTCCTCCATAAGTTCTTTGAGTTTAGCAGCCCACTCCTCGGCATAATCGCGCGGACATGTCGTATCGATCTGATCGTGTACGGTCATGACGAGTTCTACGGGTATGTTATTATTCTTGATATAGTCATAGCATAGCACCAGAGCGTGTTTGGTCATGTCAGCAGCAGTACCCTGAATAGGTGTATTTTTACTGACACGCTCGATGCGTCCTTTAGTAGCCATGTCCATACCTCGTGGCATCCAGTCGTCAAACCATCGGGTACGTCCCCATGGTGCGAATGTTTTGATGTAACCTTGCTTGACACCACTACGAGACATGCCCTCCAAGAAATCTTTAATCTTGGGGAATGCTTTGAAGTAGTTCTCAATCAAGGTAGAAGCCTCAGACATGGAAATCTCCATAGTCTCTGATAGCTTTTTAGGCCCCATACCGTAGGCGAGTCCAAAGTTGATACTCTTAACTGCGGTACGTAGCTTTTTATGTTCGGGACAGCTGCACTTCTCAAACCCTTGTTCGAAAGCACACGAGTCTTCAGCGGCATCCTTCCATCGTTCCCCGAACACGAGTGCTGCGCAGACGCTATGCAAATCGTGTCCATTACGGAGAGCATGATTGAAGACCGGGTCTTTAGATCCGTGAGCTATGATACAAAGCTCTTGAGAAGAGTAGTCAGCAGATACGAATACATGGTCGGGCTTAGTGATGAAACAATTACGATAGCTGTTATCAGCAGGTATCTGTTGCATGTTAGGCTCTTTGCAAGACACACGGCCCGTACGTTTAATCTGAACGAAGCGCGGGTGAATCTTACCGTCATCATATACATGAGCCATGAATGCTTCACCAAAGGAAGAAACCTTCTTACTCATCTCTCGATACTTACGCAGCAGCTTACCTACATTATGTAGAGTAGCTACCTTGAAGGTATCACGTTCTGATGTACCCATGATACTGTTATCGATGCATTGGAATACACGTAGCGTTTGCATAGGGCTATCCCAATTCATACGTGTACCCATAACCTCGGAGTCAGCAAGAAACATATCAAGCTGAGAGGCAGGGGTACGTACAGATTCGAATAGAGGGTCAGTGTCGATGATAGTGTTCAGGTCTGACTCGCACTGAATGGATTGTTGAGCGAGAGCGTCAACCATACCCATCCAAGGCTTGCGGTCAAGAGTGAGGCCGTTGTACTCTATGGTCAAGAAGGCGAGGCATGCTTGACACTCGAGGCGAGCGATATGCATTAGCTTGTTCTTCTTGAGCGCAGATATCTGAGCCAGCATAACAGGCTTGAGATACTTGACGTCATCCGCAGCGTACTGAAGTTGTCGTTCGGTAAGCTTAAGACCTGCACTGAATGTGGTACGGACGGACTTGTCTAGGCGAACCTGACAGTATCGTTGTACTACAGAGTCCAGACCAGCACGTAGGTTAGTACCATTGACGAGTACCTGCTCACACAACATAGTGTCGTAGATAGGTACTTCAATCTGATAACCATGGTACATTAGAAACTTGAGGTCAAACTTGATGTTATGACCAACCATCATCTTGCATGTATTGAGTGTCTCAAACATACTAGTGAGGTCTTCTTTGTTATAGATGAAGACCCATTGGTCGTTGGTATCGTGAGCGATTTGTATCGAGAGGATACGGTCGCCCATAAAGTTGAACCCTGTTGTTTCTATGTCTACGAATAGATATACATGATCCCTGAGAGCTGCCAGTGCAGCATCCCAGGGCATGTATTCATATCCGTCTGTGCATTCCGAATCCTGTGGGTCAGTGGTGACGAGGTAGATCATTGACGTTTAGCTTAGCGCTACGCAAGCCTTTGTTATACCAGTATAGCATATGACGTGCCCAATTACCAGTACCTGATTGCTGTAGTACGGACTCAAAGTTACGTTCTAATGCATAGAATAATCTTGTTGCATCGAAGTTAGGGTCACGCTGCAGCCACATAATCCCTATGAGTACAGACTTCATAGAGAACATAGGTCGGATTTTAGAGAGACTCACGATCTTATCTAAGATGTATGTCTTCTCTTCAGTCATGTCAATTACAAACTGTCCTTTTGTAATAACCAAGGTATGAGTACTAGCTGCTGCATTCTTATGTAAGAAGCTGGCAAGAGCAGATAACTTAAGAGGCTTGTACTCTTCAGAGTATTGCTGCAGCATGATATAGTTCTCGTTACCACACTGAGCGTAGTAGTGAATCCAATCTTGTATCTTCCATTGCCGTTGATGAGAGTTCATCTCAGCAACTAGATTCATAGGAATGGTACGCTTGATATACTTCAGCTTGATTGGAGACTCGGCTGTCCGATTAATCAATCTGATTGCTTCGAGTCGGTTCTGACCGTCTACAACTTTCATGGCAGTATTTACAATGATAGGTTGCAGCTGTCCATGTTCTTGGATAGAGCTAGCTAGCTCTTTAACGTGACGTTTATTTACAACGCGATTACGTGCATCGAATTGAAACTGCTCCAAGTTGGTAGTAGTTTGAATTTTCATGGTTTAGAAGTTATGGTGATACTAGTCTCAGTCTGTTGAAGCTTGAGCCTGCCAAGGTCAGCTTCTATCTGCATATCATTCAACTCTGCCATAGTGCAAGACTCACGAGCAGCGAGTTCTTTATGGAGAGTCTTCGTCACTTCACCCAGCGTATCGCCTACCGCAAACATCTTATTGATTTTGTGGTTGTGCTTGGCTTTACGCATAAGCATGTCGTGAAGAGCAGTCATGAGTTCCACGACATTCATTTTAGATATGTCGTGTTGCTTGCCGTCACGTGTTTGGTATACGGCATTCGGTGTTTCTGTAGGTACTGATGTCATTGTGAAAAGGGGTAAAAAAGGAGAGGAGCATTACACTCCCCTCCTGTAAGATTATAGATTGGCTACGATACCCCGTGCTGTAGCTACGGGATCGCTTGCTTCCATTGGTACACGCACAGCATCAGCTACGAGTGTACGTCCGCTACGCTCGAATGCTTGTCGGATAGACATATCGAAGTCAGCAGAATTTGGATTACCTTGCACAAAGCAAGTAGCAGCGTTGCGAGATTCTCCGTTGATGTCATACGGTACAACCTCACGACGTACGATCTGACCTTCTACTACCATGCCAGGCTTGGCATGCCAGAGGTAATCAGAAACAGCAGACGAATCATCTTCGTCATAGAGATAAGGCACCTTGTATCCAATGGTGCGCACGGTCTTCCCTGGGGATAGGACGGTGTGAATTTCTCCAGTAGCAGGATTAGTCCATTCTCCAGAGGTGGCAGTAGTGCCGAGGGTGACGCGCTTGTATTCGCGTCCGTTCTTGTCATTGCATACTTCAGTAGCGACGACTTCAATCATGTTACTCATGTTGATAGTTATTAAGGGTAAATAAAAAAATATATATCGATTTCTAATATGGCACGTAACTCATTAGCTGGTAAGGGCCGCACTTATAAGAAGCGCGGGATGACTGCGAGGAGTATCGCAAAGAAGCGTAAGTATGATGCTGAATATCAGAAGAAGCGATCCGCTGTAAAGAAGCGCGTGCAGTCCAATAGGGCTAACAGACGCGCTGGTACTTATGGTAATGGTGACGGTAAGGACGCCAGCCATAAGAAGAACGGCAAGATTGTAATGGAGAAAGCCTCCAAGAATCGAGCACGTAATGGCATGAAGAAAGGACGTAAGCCCTCTCGTAAACGCCGTAATACAAAGAAAAAATAACTGTCTTACAAGTGTCGGTGACTCGCTGCTACTTAACAGTCCGAAGACAAGACAGTCTAAAAAGTAAGAGGGCCGGCATCCCTGCCAGCCCTCCATCCTTTTACAATCCACTGTGTGGAGCTACATTGGGTCAAGCTGTAGCTGGCTCGTAGACATAAACTACTTCTATACAGTAGGTACAATTGGATACCCACTCTGTCTGCTGTGTGCTGTAATTAACCCTTAATTCTAGCATGACGCTAAT